CGGTACCCTCCCCCCCGGTACCCGCCCGGAGGCCTTCCCCCCGGGGGGGACCCCTCCCCCCTGACAGGAATCGTCACAAGTCGTTGATTTTCAGGCACTTAGGACGAAACCCTCGCAATCGAGCGGAAAGGGCCCGCCACGGCGTCGGACCCCCTTCCCGCTACCCCTACAGCGGCTTCCAAAAGGCTTCTTGTGTAAGTCGTTGATTCTCAGGCACTTAGGAAGGAAAACGCAGGGCCCAGATCGACCAATCAGGACGCGCCTACGAGGCAGCCAGAGGCCTCCTTTAGCGTTAACCGGAACAAGCGACCCGCACTAGTGACCACCACGCTAGAACCGTGCCAAGTTTTTGGCCCGCACTGGAGCGGGCCTCTGGAAGCAGGCCCCGTGCCAACCACCCGGCAGACCCCAAACTATTGTCACTTTTTCAGCTTGACCGGCCCCCTTTTTGGATGGTACAATGGGGGGTTTGGCGCGGGGGGGAGGGGGGGCCATTTCTTCAATCTCCCCTAATTCATTATATTCTTCTAATAAGTCGAAATAAAAATTTCACGGGCCTTTATTTTCAATATAACTCTTTTAATAAACAAAACAAACAAAACAAATATATTCCCCCATTTTCTGTCTATTCTTATGAGTCTAAAAACTCAACAAAAAAATATCCGGGGGCTTTTTTCTATTTAAAAGTCTTTTAATATATTGTCTCTCTGAAAAAAAACTTGACAAAGTAGTTATTTTGGTTAATGATAAGCAGGTATGAATAAATTAATTACTATAGTTTCATTAATTGCCGCGCTTGGCACCTCTGCCTTTGCCGCGAACTCAACAACTAACAACCTAGACTCGCCAATTCAAGCTAGCATCAAGGGCGGATACTCTACAGAGTATCTTGTATATGGAGTAACATATGCTTCTGATGCGCCCTTTGCTGGCTTTGCTATTCAAGCAGAGTATTTTGGCATTGAGTTTGGGGTAAATGGCATTGCTACGCCATCTTCAAATGGTCTTAACCAGAGCGCTTGGGGAATTGGCTTGGGCAAGAACTTTAAGGTAACTCAAAATGTTTCAGCCCACCTTACTGGCGAGGTTCGCAGGTATCTTACCGGCACCTCACCAGTTCCAGACACTACATTCTCAGAGGTTGGCTTAGCTCTAGAGAATAGTCTTGTAACTCCTTATGTTAAGGGAGCTTATGGAGTTGAGGTAAACCAGTACGGTGTAGTTGCTGGGGCTAAGAAGGATATTAATGTGCTTAAGTTGTTTACATTAACCCCAACTTTTGAGTATGGTTATTTTAACGACTATCAGTATTACCTAGGCAAGGTTGGAATCTCTAAGGTTTTCTTTAATCACTTGGAGGTTTTTGCAGAGGGCGCTTATGTTGATAATAATTTCAACACAGGAACAGCCCCAGTTAATTTTGCTCTAAAGAGTTTGAATGGAGAGTTTATTGGTACTGGCGGAGTTCGCTGGAACTTTTAAAATGCTCTAAGGCATAAGTAGTTCTAAATCCTCAAGCCGAAAGGTTTGGGGATTTTTTTTATCTTTTTATTTCTTTTATTTATATAATAAGCAATGTCAAAAGATAAATCACCAAAAGTTCCTCAGCGCGACAAGCTAAAGGAAGAGCTTAGAATTCGAGACTTAAACTGGACCGAAAAGCAAAAAGAATTTATAAAATTAGCTTTAGATAAGAATGTTAAGTTAATATTTATTAGCGGCCCCGCTGGTTCTTCTAAGACCTTGCTGAGTGTTTACTGCGCTCTGCAACTCATGAAAGACAAAAAAATTAGCGAAATTATGTATATTCGCTCTCCAGTAGAGAGTTCAGACAGTAAAATTGGTTTCTTGCCCGGAGATGTAGATGATAAGTTGCAGTTCTATAACTTGCCATTTACAGATAAGTTAGAGGAGTTGTTATCTAAAGCGCAAATAGAAGCTTTAAACCATCAAGAGAGAATAAAAGTTCATCCCTTATCTTTTGTAAGAGGCATGAGCTGGAACTGCAAAGCAATTATTTTAGATGAAGCCCAAAACTGCACTCAAAAAGAAATAATAACTCTAATGACAAGAGTAGGCGAGTTTAGCAAGTGCTTTATCTTAGCTGATCCTGAGCAGTCTGATTTAGCGCTCGGTAAATCAGGTGGATTTGAGAAACTACACGCTCTCTTTGGCGATCAAGAGAGCAAAGACCAAGGAATTCATTCCTTCTCATTCTCTGAAGACGACATTAAGAGAAGCGACCTTGTAAAATTTATAGTCAAAAAACTAAAAAACTTTTCTCCAGCCTTGAGAGTATAAATATTTTGTTAATACAGCTGAAAATTTACGAACCTTCTTTTCTGTTTTATCGAAAAAAAATGCATGCGCAAACTCCTCTATAGTCACAGAAAGCTCTCTTCTAGGCAAGAGATCCTTTTCAATAAGTATTTTAGGATAATCAGAAGTTGGGTTATCGCAAAGACCTTCAGCCGAAAACCGATTAGGGATTTTAATCTTATCCACAGAATATTCGTACCCTTCATCAGTTTTGAATTTGAAACCTTTGCTCATATTTGTTATAATATTTGTAAATGAAAATATACTGTCAAAAATGCGGCACAGGAATTGAATATTCATACGAGAAGCCAAACTTTTGTTTCAAGTGTGGCACTTCTTTTTCGGCAGTCAAGGTTTCCGCCGCTAAAACCGTAACTCCCAGAACACCAATTATTACACAAGAAGAAGAAGATGCAGAAAGTGTTGATGCTCTAGACACTATAAAGAATATGTCCAAGTTAGATGTAGAACTATCATCAGCGCCAGATAGAAAGTCTAAGATAAAAGATATAATGGGCACAAGGTCAGAGTCTTTTAGGGAAGAAGGTCAACAAAGCCAACCAATAAATAAAAAAGAATTTTTAGAATCATTCAAGAAGGAAGCTGGTTTTTATCCTTCTAAAAACGATATAGATGAAGAAAATTAAAATAAAGTTTGAAAATCATCTAGATTTAATCAACGCAGAAATAGCTAAGAGAAGAAGCAAGTGGACGCTTTCTGCTCTTAATTGGATAGATTTTGAGGATGTAGCTCAAATCATTAGATTCCATATTTACAAGAAATGGTCTCTATATGATATCTCTAAACCCATGCTTCCATGGGTTAATCGCATAATCTCCAATCAAATAAAAAACATAATCAGAAACAACTACGGAAACTATGCTCGCCCATGTCTTAAGTGCGCCGCTTCTCTAGGTGAAAATGGTTGTCGTATTTATGGAGAGCAAAATTCAGAATGTCCCTTATATAAGAGCTGGGCTTCTACAAAGAAAAATGCTTATGATATTAAAATGGCTGTGTCTGTAGAGGACCATCCAAATGAAGTAAACAATAAATGTCAAGAAAATTTAAATATTCAAAAAGCTATTAATAATTTAAATGATGTCATGCGCCAAACTCTTAAACCAATGGAGTGGCAAGTGTATCAATTACTATACATAGATCTCAAAACAGAAGAGCAAGCTTGTCGTATTTTAAAACTCAAATTCGATAAAAGCTCTAAAACAGGATACAACAAACAACTCAGAAACATACAAAAATCAATAATAAAGAAAGCCAAAACTATTATTGCTAACGGAGAGGTTGATATATGAATCAAATAACACTATCTCAAGAACAGCAAGATTTAATCATAAAAATTTGGAACGACAATAAAGATAACCCACCAAGTTTACATGAGCTAACTCAAAAAGTATTTTCTGATGTACCTAATGTTGATGGGCGAAGCGTTTATGGAAAAGCAGTTAAAAATTTCTTAGCTTCTAGATCTTTAAATGTAAAAACAAAAAGCCAATACACTCCTAAAAATAGAGTTGATTTTTCCCAAGATCAAAAAGATTTCATAACTAATAATGCTGCATTAATGACTCCTGTAGAAATCGCTAGGGAGTTGTTTAATAATCATTCTTTAAATAATTTATCTATTGAAGCTAGAAGCGTCGAGGAATTTCTAGATACATTGCCCAAGCAAGTCAATCCCGGAGTTCAAGATCAAGACGACAACTCTCAAGGAGAATACAAGCCACCCAAGAACTTAGAGAGAGCTATGGTGCGAGTTAATCGCTATGTTCTAAACGGAGTTGATAAAGACAAATTGACAGCTAGACAAAAAAAAGAATTAACTTCTCTCATTTCTTACTTACATACTTATAGATTCTTACATCAAATTGCTACTTACTTAAGGAGAGAAGATAGAGATCTTTTCGAGAGTAGTTTTATTCGTTATACTTATGATAAATCTGATCTTACTCAAGAGGAGGTTGACCAGTATATTGTTCTATCTACAGAAGTTGTCATCTCATCTAACATCCAAGCCACAATCCAAACACTGCAAGACCAAATAGATACAGAGGTTAATGGTGGCAATAGAATACCTATGCCTTTAGTGGAGGCGGTAAACTCAGCTAGAACAGAATACAACCAGTGCGTTACTCGCCAACAGAAACTTCTCAATGATCTAAAAGTAAAAAGAAGTGAAAGATTACAAAATCAAGTAAAAGAAAATGCTTCTATTTTAAATCTTGTTCAAATGTGGAAAGACGAAGACACAAGAAAAGAAATGTTAAAAATGGCAGAAATGAGAAGAGAAGTATTAAAAGCAGAGGTAGGAAGACTAGCTACACTTGATGATGTTAAGGCTAGAATATTTGGTTTAACAGAAGAGGAGGTTTTAGATGGTTAATTGTAAAATATGCAGTCAAAATTTTGAAACAGATAAATCTTTCCACGCTCATCTAAAGTCTCATAAACTAAGGATGGTAGAATATTATCAGACTTACGAGCCTAGAAAAGATCTCTTAACTGGAGAGTTAATTAATTTTAAAAACAAAGATTACTACTTCTCTAACGACTTCAACACAAAAACAAATATGAAAAAGTGGCTAGAAAAACAGCCACTAGAAGATCAGAAAACTTATTTAATAAATTTATTAAAACAAAGAAAAGAAAAGCGCGATTTAAATTACACTCCTTCTGAAGTTGAGTTGAGATCAATAACTAGCCCTCCAATTACTTTTTACCAAACTCTTTTTGGAGATTATTACTGGATGGCAAATACTTTAGGGTTCAAAAATAAATACATTTACCCCAAAGAGAGTCTAAAATTTGAAATAAAAGATGGATTTAAAATATTTATAGACTCTAGAGAGCAAATGCCTCTTAAAATAGATTACCCAACTGAGATTAAGGGATTAAAATTTGGAGACTACGCCCTTAATGATCCCGAAAATAAATGCTATATAGAAAGAAAATCTATAAAAGATTTTATTGGCACAATGAGTGGCGGGTTCGAAAGATTTTGTCGAGAAATAGAAAGAGCGCAGTCAGCAGAAGCAAATTTAATTGTTTTAGTTGAGCGACCATTAAGAGAGTGTTTATCTTTTAATTATGTTAGTTATGTATCTAAAAAAATAAAGGCAACTCCAGAGTTTATATTTTTTAATGTTAGAGAAATTATTCAGAAATATCCCAACGTTCAATTCTTATTCGTTGATGGACGAGAAGAATGCGTTAGGGTTATGAAAACAATATTCTTCTCTAATGGAGAATATAAAAAATACGATCTTCAACTCATGTATGATTTAAAGTTGCTTTAATATGTGGCATCCAGCTGAAAAATACAAAAAGAAAACAGAAAATTACGTAGAAATATTTTCTAAACTACAAGGAGAGTTGGAAGATAAAGAAGCTAAGATTACTTTAGCTAAATTTTTAAGGCAGAATTTATACTTTACTACTTATTTATTAAC